CATCAAGGACAGGATGGAACTGGTGGATCAACTGGTGCTCAGGGTGCTGCTGGTGCTCAAGGTGCTGCTGGTGCTCAAGGTGCTGCTGGTGCTCAGGGTGCTCAAGGACATCAAGGACATCAAGGAAATACTGGTCCCACTGGTGCTCAAGGTGCTGCTGGTGCTCAAGGTGCAACAGGACCAACAGGTGCACAAGGAGCTCAAGGTCATCAAGGGCAAAGTGGAACTAATGCAGGTCAGGGTGCACAAGGAGCTGCTGGTGCACAAGGAGCCGCTGGTGCTCAAGGAAATACTGGTGGAGGTGGAAATCAAGGAGCTCAAGGTGCTACTGGTGCTCAAGGTGCAACAGGATCAGGAGGATCTGCAGGAGGAACTGGTGCACAGGGTGCTGTGGGTGCACAAGGAGCACAAGGCATTACTGGATCTGCTGGATCGACAGGTATTCCTGTTGGTACGATAGTTGCGTATGGGGGAAGTTCAACACCCTCTGGATGGCAGTTATGTAATGGTGGATCATCTTCTACGTCTGCACTACAAGCAGTGGTTGGATCAACTGTGCCTGACTTAAGGGATAGATTTATTGTTGGTTCAGGATCTAGTTATAGTCTTAACGCAACAGGTGGATCTAAAGATGCAGTATTAGTTTCACACACTCACAACTTACAGAATCACGTTCACGGTGTTAATTTAACCACTAATGATCCAGGCAATCATACTCACACCTATATTGACCAGTATGTTGTGATTAATAATGGTTACAGACCTTGGCCAGCAAGTAATAATGACTGTGCTGCGAGAAATGTTAGTACTGGTAGCGGTGGAGCACACACTCATACTGTAAGTGGTAACACAGGACAACCATCCACTAATACAACAGATACATTAGGTGAGTCTGCAACAAACAAAAACTTACCCCCATATTATGCTTTAACTTATATTATAAAGACATGATATAATATAAAAAATACTTTACTATGAGATTAGACAAATATATTCATGTTTTTAATAATGCTATCACCACTGAATTTTGTGATCAAATTATTGAAGAATATGATGATCCAGATGATTGGAAACCAGGTACTATTAATGATTATGAAGTAAATGACTATAGGAAATGTGAAGTTGTTTACCTATCACTAAATGAAACTCTGGAAAGAAATTTAAAAACGAGAAAGAAAATAGATGATAAACTTTATAAAATAATAAATGATCTGTTGCAGCAATACTTAAAAGAGTATGATTCATTAGGATACATCAGGATAAAAGAGGATACTGGATATATGCTTTTGAGATACAAAACAGGTGATTATGTTAAAAAACATGTGGATACATCATCAGAACAACATCGGACACTTAGTTGCTCACTGATACTTAATGATGATTATGATGGTGGTGAAATATCTTTCTTTGATGGTGAGATTATACCTAATTTAAAAAAAGGAGACTTGTTAGTTTTTCCTTCCAGTTTCACATATCCCCATGAAGTTTTACCAGTAAAGTCTGGAACCAGATATTCAATAATAACTTGGATTAGGTAATAAATAAAAATATGGCAGCATTCGATTTCCCAAATAATCCTAGTAACGGTGATAATTACACTGCTAATGGAATCACATGGACATGGGATGGAAGTAGTTGGAGAAGAACATCAGCAGTAGGAGCACAAGGTAACACTGGTGCACAGGGTGCTGCTGGAGCTCAGGGAGCTCAGGGTCATCAAGGACAGGATGGAACTGGTGGATCAACTGGTGCTCAGGGTGCACAAGGATCTCAGGGAGCGACAGGTGCTCAAGGAGCTCAGGGTCATCAAGGACAGGATGGAACTGGTGGATCAACTGGTGCTCAAGGTGCGACAGGTGCTCAGGGTGCGACAGGTGCTCAAGGTGCTCAAGGTCATCAAGGACATCAAGGAGCTGCAGGTGCACAAGGAGCTGTTGGTGCTCAAGGTGCTGCAGGTGCACAAGGAGCTGCTGGTGCTCAGGGTGCTGCTGGAGCTCAGGGAGCACAAGGTCATCAGGGTCATCAAGGACAAGCAGGAACTAACGCAGGTCAAGGTGCACAAGGTGCTGCTGGAGCACAAGGAGCTCAAGGTCATCAGGGTGCGACTGGTACAGGTGCTCAAGGTGCAACAGGTGCTCAAGGTGGTGGAGGAGGCACAGGTGCTCAAGGTGCTGTGGGTGCTCAAGGTGCTGCTGGTGCACAGGGATCTGCAGGTGCACAGGGTGGATTATCTACCTACGCAATACCTTCGGGTGGTATTATCATATGGTCTGGTGCATCAAACGCAATTCCAAGTGGTTGGGTATTATGTAATGGGTCAAACAGCACACCAGATTTAAGAGACAGATTTATAGTTGGTGCAGGAAGTGGATATAGTGTTGGCAACGTTGGTGGTTCTGCGACTGTAACACTAACAGAGTCTCAGATGCCCTCACACTTCCATTATTCATTTAGATCAGGAAATCATGGGCAGTTGAGAAATGGATCTAACATGAATTCAAACAATTATCCAGGTAGTGGTTCTGGTGCATCAAACTTATATGAAGGTTATAATATAAATTCTTCAGGTTCTGTAGCGAACGTTGGTAAGACATCAAACACTGGAAGTGGATCTTCTCATGAAAATAGACCTCCTTACTATGCACTTTGCTATATCATGAAAACATGATATAATATAAGTGATGGAAAATATATTATGTTTGATCAGGCATTCAATTTACCTAAAGTTTTTTTAAATAAAGATTTCATAGGTGTCTGGGACAATCTTATAAAGGATGACTTCTGTGACCTTATTGTAAAAACTCTTGACGAGTCAACTCAAATTGTTCCAAGAAGTAATACAAGTGTTAAAGATGCACAATTAGATATTGCAGCGTTTAATCCTACAATATCTAATCATATTATGTGTGCAGTTAGAACCTGTCTTGAGCAATATATTGAATGGTATCCATTCCTTAAAAATTTTAATTATCATAGTACAACTTGTTTGTTACAAAAAACAAAACCAACGGAGGGATATCATGACTGGCACTCAGAGTCAAACAATATAGCATGTGCTAACAGAACTTTAGTTTGGTCTGTATATTTCAACGACGTTGCTGAAGGAGGAGAGACAGAATTTTTGTATCAGAAAAGAAAAATTAAATCAAAAAAAGGTAGAGTACTAATTTTTCCTGGTTCTTTTACACATTTGCATAGGGGTAATCCACCTTATGAAGCAAAATATCTTGCAACTGGTTGGTTAGCTAGCAATGATGAAACAAATATATTCCTATAACATAAATATCTAGAAACATTAATAAAATGGATGAGACTGATTACGCAGAAGTAAAAACTTGGTTTGGAACTGATTACATAGGAGCTCTTCGACATTTACGAGATATATTGTTGAGAGAAAGTGATTGGACTCAATTTACTGATTCTCCTTTATCAGACTCTAAAAAAACTGAGTGGAAAACATATCGTCAGAATTTAAGAGATTTACCTGCAACTGAATCTGATCCAGAAAACGCAACATTTCCTACAAAACCATCTTAATGAGTGATTTGATACAAACTATTCAGGTGCTTACACCTGAAGAGGTGAGATTTGTTAATCAAGAAATTGATAAGAAAGAATTTACAGTTAGTTCTATAGGATTTGCAGACGCTGAAACTGGTGAACCTAGAGTTGATTCAAGCATTCGATCTAGTTCTGGATGTTTCTTTTTTGATGAAGAACCAGCAGCAGAAGTAATGCATAAAGGCATGAATAATGCATTATTGGAGTATCGTCAGAAATTAATGGAAATACATCCCACATTTGATGGTTATCCTGTGCCTGGCGGTTTTAGGACAACTTCATTTAGAGAACTAATTCAAGTTTTAGAGTATGAAAAGAATCAAAAGTATTCATGGCATATTGATGCTTCATCACAACCATCTGCAAAGGAATATCATAGGAATATATCAATAATTTTGTATCTGTCTGATAAATTTGAAGGTGGTTGGACAAAATTTACTCACAAAAAATACAAACCACCAATTGGTCACGCTTTGATATTCCCATCAAACTGGTGCTTTCCACACACTGGAACTATGGTTACAAGTGGAGTAAAGAGAGTGGCGGTGACTTGGTATTATATACAGGATCTCAATGTTTGACTATCTAAATAAAATCAACTATAATTAGTCTATGAGTTATTCAGACGAATTTTTAGAGAATATTACCATAGATGTTTGTAAGAAAACATTTATGTTGTACAGTGATGATGGACAGAGGAGAAAAGTTAAGTGTGATACAACCCAACAGTTTATGGATGTCTTAGAGTTGATTAATAAGTCGGCAGATCCACGAATCGTTGAATATACTGATATAAAGACTACAGAAGACTGATTCCTGACTAACTAAATAGATCATAGAATAATATATTGGCAATCATAAGACAATGCCCCTTAATAAGTTAGAGAACTTTATAAAGAATACTGAAGGGCGTATTCTTTATGTTAACCCAAGTGACCTTGATTCAACTGATGCGATAGAGAATCAGGGTAATTCACTCACTACACCCTTTAAAACTGTTCAAAGAGCACTCATTGAGGCTGCTAGATTCTCCTACTTAAAGGGAAACAATAACGATACAGTAGAAAAGACAACTATATTATTATATCCTGGCGAGCATATAATTGATAACAGACCTGGTTATGCAATTAAGGCAAGTGGCACAGCAGCAAAAGCAGTTTCACAAAGTGGTGTGGAAACTAATGCTACAACTGAATTTTCTCTAACTTCCAGTTCAGTATTTGATCTAACACAGGCAGATAATATTCTTCACAAGTTTAATAGTATCAATGGTGGTGTAGTTATACCGAGGGGAACATCACTCGTTGGACTTGATTTAAGAAAGACAAAGATAAGACCTAAGTATGTTCCTAATCCAACAGATGTAAATGTAGGTAATTCAGCAATATTCAGAGTCACAGGTACTTGTTATTTCTGGCAGTTCTCTATTTTTGATGGAAGTGAGAGTGGACTTGTATACACAGACTCTACAGATTTCTCAACAGCTAATCAATCAAAACCAACATTTTCTCACCATAAGTTAACTTGTTTTGAGTACGCTGATGGTGTAAACATCCCATCTGGTTATACCATAAGTGACTTAGCAATGTATTATGCTAAGTTATCAAACGCATTTAATTCTACAGATAGGATAATTGATGAACCTGATAGATTTCCAGCAAGTGATACAGGATTCTCTCCACAGAGACCTGAATTTGAAATAGTTGGAGCATTTGCTGCTGATCCAATCAACATCTCAAATATTATCTCTGGTAATGGATTCACACCTGGTTCAATTATAACTGTTACTACTACAAATCCACATGGACTAAATGCTGGCACACCTATTAAGATTAAAGGTGTGGGTGTAAACAATTATAATGTATCTACCAAAGTACAAAATGTAACTAGCACAACCCAATTTACATATTTACTACCATTTGTACCAACTAATTTAAATCCAACACCACCAGCATCATCAGCTACAGTCACAATCGAGACTGATACAGTCACAGGTGCTTCTCCTTACATCTTCAACATATCATTAAGATCAGTTTTTGGTATGAATGGTATGCATGCTGATGGTAAGAAGGCGACTGGATTTAGGTCAATGGTGGTCGCTCAGTTTACTGGTATATCACTACAGAAAGATGATCGTGCTTTCGTAAGTTATAACAAGTCATCTAGAATTTATGAGGGTATTGGTATATCTAAGGTAACAGGTGCAGAGTTAGCAACTGGATCGTCTGCAACCGATTCATCAGAGGTATATCATTTAGATTCAAACGCAAGATATAGAAAAGGTTGGGAAACTGTTCATATTAAAGCAAGTAATGATTCTTTTCTACAGATAGTATCTGTATTTGCTATAGGATATGCTAGACATTTTGAATGTATCGCTGGTGCAGATTATAGTGTAACAAACTCCAACTCAAACTTTGGACAAATTTCACTCGCATCAGAAGGATTCAAGAAAGAAGCATTTTCAAAAGATGATAAAGCATTCATCACTAATATAATTACACCTAAAGCGATTACATCAACTGAAGAAGATGTAGATTGGATTTCATTAGATGTTGGACTTACTACATCTGTTGGTATTTCAAGTCATCTATATCTCTTTGGATTTAATGATAAAGATGTAAAACCACCAGTAATTATTCAAGGTTATAGAGTTGGTGCTAAGTTAAATGATAAGTTAAACATAGTTAACTCAGGAACCAACTATTCTGCTGATATCTTTATGACTGATACTGATCCAGCGAGTGGAGCAGTATATGGAACCACAAGTTCAGTTAAATCACTTGAAGTTTCTAATATCACACTAAATTCACAATTTAACTTCGCTTCAAATCATGGATTGTTAACGGGTGAAAAAGTAAAACTAATGAGTGATGATGCTGATTTACCAGAAAATATAAACGCTCATCAAACATACTTTGTTATTAAAGTATCTGCAACAGCAATTAAGTTGGGATCCTCACTATCTAACGCTGAAAATGGAACAGCAATTACAGTATATGGTGGAACTAAT